GAAACTCATGGTTATCAAGCCTGAGATAAAGATACCTTGTGTGCTTACCAGTTTTTACACTTGCGCGACCACCCTTGAAACATCCGGCAGATGTTCCGGCCTTTACATTCTTGGAAATGTCTACCTTCCAAGTCAGTGCGCCAGTGTCTGGATTATAATCAAGAACCTCAGAAACGCGTTCATAGGTAAGTTCAATAGGTTTTAGATAAGCCATTGGGGCCTCCATTTGTTTGCGCCAGAGAGTGTACCCTCTTTTGCAATAAACGGAAGCCCCGACTTGTATCTTTCTGTGGAAAACGGCTAACCCATTGATTAGGTTGGCAGCGAACCCCAAATTGAACGCCAATTGTAGTACCCAAAACTGTAGCGTTCGTACCCTTTGACCAAAAGGTTGTCAGTTACGAAATCTACCTGCATATCCGTCTCAAACTTGACGCGCTCCATGTAGGAGAGGCCGTCAATGTTGGTGAGAAGGAACCAAGCCGTGGCGGATGTGAGGAAGTCGTTGGTCATGTAGCCTTCAGGCAGGCCGCCCGAAGTGCTGATGATCGCATTGACATCGTTATCCGCTGTGCCGGGGCGCAGTTCAGACTTTGTGAGGCGGATCGCAACCGGCTCAAGCTGCGGGGGAACCAGCAGCTTACGGGCGCGGGCAAACACCTTCAGACCAGCCTGATCCTTAAAGGCTGTACGGATGGCGATCATGCCAGCAAGCAGAGTGGCCTCATTGAGTTCCACATCTGTCGCAGGACGGTTCGCAACCGTGCCGCCATCAATCGGATGGTTGGTGGCAACAAGAGCAACACCATCACCGCCGACAGACGCATTATACGTTGTGGAGGTGTTGATGACGTTCGCACCGTAGATTTCCTTCGTCTGATTGAAGGACTCAATCAGGCCAAGGTTCGACGGCTGGAACTGTGTCTTGTACAGGTTGTCATCAATGGCCTTGCGTGTGATCGCATAGCCAAGGGCGATTTCCGTGTGTTCCTGATTGTAGACGTAACGCTCACCAGCGCCGTTGTCGAAAGCGGTCTGGCCGCCTTCGGTCTTAAGCTGGGCAAGACCCAGATAACGCATCTCAGCGGTGCGCTCCAGAGCCATGCGGCTTTCGTGCTTGGTGAAAATCTTGTCGTACTGGGACGGAATCTGTTCGTACTTGCCTTCAATGCCGCGAAGTCCCGGCAGGAGAAGGTCCTTGATGGCACTAAGATTAACAGCCATTGTTCCCTACTCCTTAGATGCCGACAGGACCAGCGCCATTGGCGCGGGCTGCGGTATTATTGAACTGAACGATGATCTGGTTGTAAGCAGATGTCGCGTCCGTGCCGTTAGCGCCCGGAGGCTCCTGAACCAGACCGACAACCTTAAAGGGCAGAGTGACCGTTGTGTTGACCGACTCAACAAACATGCTGGAAATGCCAGTGGCAGTGTTACCAGCCGTGCTTGCATTGATCTGAATGTTGTTGCCGATGTCCGCAAGCGTGACAGCCGTGCCGCCAGCCTGAACCAAGAACTTGGCGTTCGGATCGTCAATGACATACGCTTCCACATCGCCAGTAGCGTCAGCACCCGGCCAATAGTTCGACCAGACAGTGCGCTTCTGCGAAGTAGAGAGGTACTTGCAGCCAGCAAAAATACCAGCAAGCTGAACTGTGCTGGCAGTTGCCTGAGCAATGTAGCCGGTGTTGAGCGGGATCACCGCGTCACCGAAGAAGATCGCAGTCGTGTTGTTGGAAGCGATCTTACGAACATTCTGTTCGTATGTAGGGGCAGAGCCAGTACCGCTGTACTGACGAAAACCAAACGGGGCGTTGGTATTGGGCATCCCGGTTTTCTCCTAAAGGACAATCATCACAAAATCGGCACCGAGCCGCAGGACGATCAAACGAAGGTTAATCCTTCGCCGGGAAGGAATGAAGTATTTGTAAAACAAAAAGTACAACTTGACAATAGACAAAAGTAAAGCGCCGCCCAAGTTAATGGACGGCGCTTATTAGCCTCTCACGTTAACTTATTCGCTTTCTGAAATCGGCATGGCCTCAAACGACTTCTTGATGTTCGGCTTAACGCGCGGATCATCGCGGTCAAACGTGCCTTCCGGTGCCTGATTAAGCTGGGCTTCCTTAGCACGGACCTGAAGGCGTGCTTTCCTGAGATTATCCTTGTGGACATCGTCAGTAAGCACCTTCGGGCGCTCCATAAGGATCATGCCGTCACGGTCGATGGTCTGCCAGTTGCCGCTTGGCATCATCTGAGGGTGGCGGCTTGCGGGAACCGCTTCCCAGCCCTGACGGGCCAGTTCAACCTCATGTCCGGGGTCTTCCTTGCCCCAGAGAGACTTGCGCTTCCACTCATAGGACCAGCCATCAGGGATCATGCGCGGATCAATGTAAAAACGATCCGCACCATCACTGATGTCACCCTTCAGGTTCTGGCGAATCTCTGCCGCCCTGCGCTCTGCACGGGCGCGGGGGTCTTCCTCACGCTTGGATGCACGCATTTCTTCGCGGGTTTCACCGGAAGGCTCAGGACGCATGTCCTCAACAACCTTTGCAGGCCGTCCAAGCTTCTTTTTTGGGCTTTCGGGCATGTTATCGTCGCTCATCACTGCAATTTCCCTTCTTTTTTCAGGGCAACCTTGTTTTTCGCGTACTCTTCAGGCGTCATGCCCATGATCGACGCCATTTCACGCTCTGCGGAGTTCAAAGTGACCGTGTTACGGCCCCCGGAGCCGTTCCCAGCGGTCCTAGAGGACGGTGCGGCAGGCGGCTGGGGCCTTTTGGGCATAGGTTTGGCCGCCATTGAGGTCGGTTCTTCAGCTTCCTCACGCTGAACTGCCGTCTGGGGCTTGCGGTAGCCCATCTGGCGCTCAATTTCGGCAAAATACTCATCAGTATCGGCCTGAAAACCGTCAGCAACCGCGATATTGTGCGCGCCGACCATCTTCATGTACAGCCGCCTGTCTTTAACGCACTCAGGATGCGCCCTGACCCACGCTGCAGAGCGGGGCGACAACTGGGAAGCGATTGCTTCGACGGGGTCCAGAGGCGCTTCAGGCTGCTTTGGCGGGGGATTGGCGATCCTTTGCTCAAGTGCCGCTTTGCCGTTCTCCAACTGGAGCATCTTTGCCCCGTTGATCGACATCTGCGACTGGATTTCAGCAGCCTGTTCAAAGTTGCCCGCCGACATGGCCGCCGCATAGTCGCGCTTCAGCATGTAGTTAGTGCGGTTAACGCTATCAATCGCGCTGATGATAAGCTGCAAGTTACTATCCTGCACCTCCGCACCCGCGCGTGCAGCGTTTTCGGTAGCAGCCCTAGCCCTGCTTTCAGCCTCAGAGCGGGCCAAACGCTCCTGTTCAAGCTGAATTTTCAGGGCTTCAATGCCGACATCAGGCGTGATTTCATCACTTGCTTCCGGCTCAGGCGCTTCAACCTTTTCCGGGGCGTCACTGATGACGATTTCTTCTTCTACCTTAACTTCTTCGTCTGCCATTAACTTTCCCCTACCAAACGATTTCCTTTTGACAAGTTTTCCTCCTTTTTAAGGATTTGAAGATTCCACGGGACATTAAGACCGGATACATTGCACCCCTTTAATGGCACAATATGATCAACTTCATGCCTGCCTCCGCACTGAGTATTCAATGCAGTTGCTATGTCGTAAAATTCTTGGATTTGAGCTTTTTGAATTGCATCTAACCAAACTGGGGATGCCATCAATTTTCTCACTCTTCGGGTATTAGATTTTAAACTGGAACGCGCCCTGAAAGATGGGTTGTCAGCATTTTTCTTGTGCCAATCTTTATTCCATTGGGACCGCTGTTGTTTGTTTTTAGCGTTGCCCGTTCTCCAATGCTCCCTGCGCCGCTCAATATTTTCAGAGTGCCATTGAGCATTTTTAAGCAATTTTTCATCCCGGTTTTCCGCATACCAAGCCGCACTTTCCCTCTTGGTGCAGTCACGGCAACGGGACCGGACGCCGTCAGGGCTTCGGGAGTATTTATTAAACTCACCCAAAGGTTTCTCTAACTGGCATCCGGTACACGTTTTCATCCAATCACCACACAGAATCCGGGACGGGAATGCGCCCACGGACATCAGTATCATCAAGAATGCGACAAAGCTGACCGTGGACGGTGATCTGCCAGCCATCGCTGGGGCGGAAGTAAATCCAATCGCCAACGTCAAGCTTGACGCCCTTGAACCACTTGCCGCTGTCATCAACGAACGCATCTGCGCCCTTCTTGATGATGAGGCCCACCTTGCCCTGATACTTGTCTTCATCGCGGGTCTGAGCGGACAGATACAGGCCGCTCTTAGTCTTCTCCGGGCGGATGTAGATGGCGACAAGGACTTGGTTATGGAAAATCTCAATGTCGTTGATGTCGCCCATTTCCTTGCGGATAATCTCCGCAGGATCGTCTGAATGCTCCATACGCATGTACGGCATTACTTGCTCCCCTGTTCTGCCTTGTTGATTTCGCTGTTAACATCCTCAATCAGTTCGTGAGCGATGTTAAGGCCACGGACGATGCCCGCCTGATACTTGTAATCAGCAAAGCTCTCAGCGTTGCCGGTAACGATGCGTTCGCTTTCACGCGATGCCGCTTCGTTTAACCGCTTTGCAAATAGCTTTTGCCAGAATGTATCGTAAGTTTGCATCGACAGATAAGTAAACGCTCTGTTTACCAAAATCCATTAACTTACTGACAATGTAAAAATTCATTCACCGGATGTAACATAAATAAAAAAGGCCGGGAGTTAACCCGGCCCTCATTCTTTGGTGCCGCAGGGAGAGGCCAGAGAACCAGCCTGCTTCCTGCACCGGGGGGAACAGGCTCCCTGCAGCCCCGCCTCAGTATGCCTTCTTACCGTAGGCGTCAATCTTCTGCTTACGGCCAACACCGGAGCCAGCACCGGCAGTCATGCCCAGCTTGCCGCCAGCGGCCTTGGCAGGGCGTGCGCCGTACCAGTCGATCTTCTGCAGGCGGCCCTCACCGGAGCCAGCGCCAGCCGTCATAGGGTTGGTGCGGCCACCGTCCTTGCGGGGCATGGCGGGCATACCACCGGGACCACCGGGACCACCGGGGCCAGCCATAGCTTCCATCAGGCCGGGGGGCAGGCCAGCGCCCGGAGGACCACCGGGAGCGCCACCCGGAGCGCCCATGCTAGGCCCCATCATGGGAGCGCCCGGAGGGGGCATGGGAGGAGCGCCAAGCGGGATCGGGCCACCCGGAACCGGACCCATAGGCATCTTCGGTTCAGAGTTGATCGTGATGTTAACGACCGGGGTCTTGCCCTTGCCGCCAGACTTCATGGGCTTGGACTTCGGGTTGTTCATGTCCTCGCCAAAGCCACCGAAGCCGCCGCCGTTAGCCTTGCCAATGCGGCCACCAGACTTACGCTCCTTGCGTTCGTCAGCATCTTCATCTTGGTCGTTGTAGGCGCGGAGTGCAGCGCCCACGGCGTGACCGATAGCCTTGTGGGCCGAATGGTCAACCTTGCCGCCCTTCTTGTAGGGAGGAGCGTCCATGCCCTCAACAAGCGGACGATCCTCATAGGCATCGTTGCTGCGGTAGGACTCGCGGTCGCCCTTCAGCAGGCGTGTGGGCTTCGGATCATCATACGTGACCGCGCCAGCGCCTTCGTTCTCAGCGTAAGGATTGCCCATGCTCATCGCCCGGATAGCACGCATATCAGCTTCGCTGATACCGCCATCCTGCTTGCCAGCGCGACCGCCCTTCTTGTAGCCAGCCATCTGACGCATCTTGCTGGTGCCAAAACCCTGCGGGATGCCGAAGTTAGCGCCACCATACGGCATGCCACCGCCGACATATTTCTTGGCGCGGCCACCGGCCTTCAGGCCCTTGGAGGACTGCTGGGCGTCATGCTTCTCATCAAGCTTGGACTTCTCCCACTTCTCCATCGACATGCCGTGCTTCTTGGAGAGCTTCTTGTCCTGCTTCAGGTCGGTCTTGGAGTGTTCCCAATCAGCCTTGCTGACCTTGCCGCCGCTCTTCTTGGCAACGGGCTTGTCAGCGCCAGCGCCGCCCCTCTTTGCCTGCATGACAGCCAGAGCCATCTGGGTCATGGGCGCGAAGCCCTGTGCGCCTCTGGCCTTGGCCCGTGCGTAACCATCAGCAACGCTCTGCGCAGCCTCTTTGACTGTCATGCTGGAATAGTCAGGCCCAGACCTCTTGGCACCGCTGCCGCCAGCAGGCTTGGTGACCGGGGGCGTAGTCGGTGTGGGAGTTGTGGGAGTGCTGGGAGTAACCGTATTCTGTGTTCCGTATGTTCCGTCCGTGTAGCCGGAAATCTGATTTGCTCCAGCCAAGGGGGTAGTAACAACGCTGGTATCAAGGCCGCCCATCGCCTTCTTGGCACGCCCGCCCTTCTTCATGCCGCCGACATGCTTGACGCCATCGCGGCTCTGGTTGGCTTCCTTGACGTTGCGGTTAATGAGGCTGTCCGCCGTGAGAGCCTTGCCACCACTCTGGCGCTTCTTACGGTCAGCGCGACCGCCGCACATCTTGCCAGTGACCTTGGAATCCGCCTTGGCGTTAACTTTGCCACCGCGCTTGAACTGACGGCGGCTAACCGGGCGCATGCCAGTTTTTGCGTCCGCGTTAAGAGGCTCAGGAGCCGTCCAGTCAGAAGAGTCAACCTTCTCCTTGCCCGGAGTGATCATGCGACTAATCTTCGCGTTCATCGCGGCCTTGGCCTGCTTGCGGTATTCCATGTCTAACTCCTCTGGCGGGTAACTTAGTTTAACTTGTTTTGTTGCGGCTTACAATGCCCTGAAGGGCAAGTCGGAGAGCCGCCTCAATGCTGTCTCCAACGCGACCACCGCGCCGGAAAGTGGCGTTGTACTGATTGAAGGCACTAATGCTTGGGTTAACTCCAAGCGCAAGTTGAGGGTAATCATTGTAAAGA